CACAAGATCACCAAGCTAGCACCAGCACCTCAGTGGTTACTTAATGAGATTCAGCGTGTCAGCCACCCTAACCCAGGGTTTGGTGGTTCAACAGTTTATCGAGGCAAACGATGGACAGGCAAGCTACTAGATGAAATAGTGAACGGCACTAGTACCGGCAATCGCAATGATTTTCTGACTAAGATTGCTGGCAAAATGTTCTTCACAGGTGCAGAGCCGCAGACAGTTTATAACTTGCTGTTTACAACTAATGATAACTATCTAGATACACCCCTGTCAGAAGCCGAAGTGAACAAGATTTTCAAGTCAGTATTGAAAGCCGAAGAGAGGAGGCGTGCGGTTGGTTAAAGCAATGCCCGAAGATATTAAGCAAGAAGCCAAGAAAGTGGTCAACGTTGATTTTACAGGCCAAGAGCAATGGCGCAATGACCTTAAACTTGACGGCAATGGTGGCATTAGAAAAGACTCAGTCGTTAACGTTCAACTGCTGCTTGATAATGATCCAACCTTTGCCAATGTGATCGCATGGGACGACTTTTCAGAGCTGCTCATCAAGACAAAAGGCGTTAAGGGTTTACCGATCAAAAAGGGTTTTTGGACTGATGAAGATGATGCTGTCGTCCGATCATATATTGAGCGTAAGCACAATCTCTTGTTTAGCAAGCAGAATGAACAAGATGCCCTGGTTGTTGTTGGCAAGGAACGTTCAATTAATCCGGTTAAAGACTGGATCGAAACTGAGCAATGGGACGGTACTCCTAGAGCAGAACGTTACTTCATCGACTATCTAGGTGCCGAGGACAATGAATATACCCGTGCTGTTACTCGTAAATGGTTAGCTGGCGCTGTAAAACGTGTCTATCAACCCGGTTGCAAGTTTGAACTCGTTCCAATTCTTGAAGGTAAACAAGGACTTGGTAAGAGCACGGCTGCTCGTAACTTATTCCCGACAAAGTTCAGCGATTCATTAAAATCAATGGGCAAAACGGACGAAGATTACAAGAAGCTGCAAGGTAACTGGATCATGGAACTCGGTGAACTTTCTGCAATGAAAAAAACTGAGATTGAGTCGGCTAAGAGTTTCATTAGCGCCCAGTCTGATTCATACCGAGGGAGTTATAGCCATTACGTATACCCACATTTACGCAAGTGTGTGTTCATTGGTAGCACTAATCAACAGGATTACTTGAAAGACGCCACTGGTGAACGCCGTTTCTTCCCTATCAGATGTGGCGTTACAAAGCCCACAAAGGTGGTATGGCGCAATGAAGAAAGCGTACCGAAGATCAACCACGATGTACATCAGGTACTGGCAGAGGTCAAAACATGGGTTGATGCGGGTGAGAGTGTCTTTGCTGATGGTAAGCTGATGCAACTGGCTAAACCATATCAACAAGAAGCAGAGACCGTTGACCCTATGAAAGAGGCCATCGAAGACTTCCTCAACATGAAAGTACCATCAAATTGGGAAAAGCTGTCATTGAGCCTGAAGGCCAGCTTCTTTCACACTCATATTGACCATAACGGTGATGTGGCCACTTGGTTACAACAGCACTTGGATGCTGGAGAATTACAACCACTGCAACAAACCACGACCAGAGAGATCATGGAAGTGGTGTTCGACAAGTCAGTCGATCGTTACCTGATGGGTCGTACTGGATCGGAAGCAAAACGTATCAAGCTCATCATGGATAACATGGATGGGTGGGATCGTGAACGAGTGCGAATCAATGGTCAGCGTTCAAGAGGATACGTCAGGAAATAAAGTGTTTGTTTTTCTACTGTCCCACCTGTCCCAGTGCTATAAATACCAGTATATCAACGTTTTGTTGGGACAGGTCACCTGTCCCATTGCTGTCCCAACGTGTCCCGCACATGTCCCAATAAGGACTTGGGACAGTAGTGGGACAGCTCGGGACACTTGTGGGACATGTCTGTTGTCCCAGATAAATGCCTATACACCAACGCTTAGAAGCCCGGGACACGTGGGACACTTAAAAAACAAACAAGTTTAAAACTACGGAGGTTAAAACAATGCTATATCCAGAAAGTACATGGGCTAGGTTTGAACAAGAATTTCCTATCCCTGAGAAGTATCGCAAATACTATGAGTACAAGAATTGGCACATTGAACCTAAGTCATCTGATCTCAGCCAGTTTGAACAGGATCATCCATTCGCGTTTATGCTGATGCCTGAGGACATGCAGCATAAACTGTATCTCTGGACTAAAGGACTAGCCAAACGAAAGACAATCAACAGTGAGTACACATCGTATGGCATTAAACATCTGTTCACTGATTTGCCGGGTGGTTTCTACATTACTAACGGCATGATGAAAGGTGCACTATTGGCAGCTGGATTTGAGATAGCCGACTACGCCGAGCTTAACTGGCGTGCCAACATTTCAGGGCGAAGCATCAAAGAGCAGATCAAGCTCGCGCCCCACATCAGCTAACGAGGAGGGATAGCATGAAGAACTACTCAATTGCTCGCCTGAACAAGGTGGCACATTACGGGAAAGAAGATACAAGTGGACCTGAACCAGATGGCGAGTATAAAGACATCGGTACCATCTTCTACGGGTCCTATCGGCAGACACTGGCCGATTCGGCACGTCTCAACGTCGAAGGCAGTAAGGACACTAAGGTCGTTGTAATCCGTCACAATGAGGCCATTGATACAACCGTCATCTTCAAGATAAACGATAAACCCTATCAGGTCATCGAAGTATTGCCCGACGATGAAGTCAATGGCTTAGACCTGGTCACATTGCAATACGCAGAGTGAGGAGAATGAACATGAGTACAACATGGTACCGCATTTCAGAACAGGCTCGTAAAGAGCTACGCTACTACTACCAGAGTATCGAGGACGCTATCAACCGTGGAGATACCGTGACAGCGCTAGAGACGATTGATGAAGCAAGGAAGAAGTTCGATAAGTTAGTCCATATCGATGATGAAAAATGGTAATGAAGCTGTGTAACCATGCAGGTTGCAAGACACTTGTACCGTTCAATCAAACCTTTTGTGAGAAGCACCAACCGAAGCCGATAACTGACGACTATGATCGTTATGCGCATCGTAAAGCAATCGGTGGTCGTTACTTTAAGTTCTACAAGTCCAAAGCGTGGCGCAAGCTGTCCTACTCCTATCGCCTAGCACATCCACTCTGTGAACGATGCCAAGCAAAGGGTTTATACGTGCAAGCTGACGTGGTGGATCACATTGTGCCGATACGTGTGGACTGGAGCCGCAGACTGGACGAGAGCAACTTACAAAGCCTATGCAACTCGTGCCACTGGCAAAAGACAAAGCATGAGGATCCGCGAGCTTCCCCATCTAGTTATGGGGGCTAGGTATCATTGTTTCAAGGACCGGTGGACATGCCTTGCATTTTGAAAATGTCCAATAATCGTAAAATACGGTCACGGCATTATGTAAACTGAAATTATGTGTTATAATTAGATTAGATAATACTAATCGTAATTATAAATAAAGGAAGCGGTAGCGATGGGTGCACCCCTTAAATCGGTCACACAAATGCGAGGCCATATCAACCAAAAGCAACGTGCTGAGCGTGCTGCAATCGAGAAAACACTGTTCACTTACCAAGAGTTGGCCGATCAGCCCCCCGTGTGGCTTGATGACTATGCTGTGACTGAATGGCAGCGCATTGTACCATTGCTCAAAAAGGATATTCCAGTGAGCGAACTGGACGCTGCCCTGATTGCCAGTCACTGCCAAGCCTATTCTGACATTCAGAAAGCGGCCGAACTTGTAAAAGAACAAGGCATGACGGTTGAAACGGGCGACAGTGTGAAAGCTAATCCAGCAGTCAAAATGAAACTGGATGCCACTAATCAGATGATCCGTATTGATGACTTGCTTGGCTTGTCAGTCTACAGCCGGGCTAAGTTAGCAGTGAAGAATGAAAGTAAGAAGAAGCCTGACGATCCGTTTGCAGAGCTGGTGTCATCGTGAACTATGCGACTGAATACACCGACAAGGTACTAAGTGGTGAGATTGTTGCCGGTAAAAAAATTAAGCAAGCAGCAAGACGTTATCGCAGAGATTTGAGAGCCAGCAAGCGCAAGAAGAATCCATGGCCGTATTACTTCGATGAGGACTTTGCCAACAAAGCCATTGAATTCATCGAACTGATGCCGGCACGTGATGGGTCACCACTCAAGTTAGAGCTTTTTCAAAAGTGGTTGATCTCTGAACTGTTTGGCTGGCGTGATAAGGAAACTGGCAATCGTCGTTATGATCGAGCCTATATATCGATGGCTAGAAAGAACGGAAAAAGTTTTTTGATGGCTGATCTAGGCGCACTGTATCTCCTCATGGAGAACAAACCAGCCATGAACCGAGAGATTGTCTACACAGCCAACAGTAACGCTCAAGCGCACTTAGCCTTTGATATGCTGTCTAGTGGTTTGCGTCAGGTCTCTAAGATGTCTAAATCGGTGCGTGATCGTTTGAAGATCAACCGTAACGAAATCATCGACTTGCCGAGCAACAGCCGAGCTGTTCCGCTTGCGTCTGATCTGCACAGCCTAGATGGTTATCAAAGTGACTTGGCTATTATTGATGAGTTCGCCTTAGCTCGTACCGATGAGATTCTACGAACACTCAAATCTGGCCAAATCAACAGTGATAACAGTTTGCTAGCCGTCATCTCGACCACGGGACCAGACCTGAATGGCCCTATGTATAAAGAATATAAATTTGTCTCCAAAATCTTAACCGGTCGCGAACAAGCTGATCGGTATTTTATTGCCATTTTTGAGCAGGATAGCAAGGATGAAGCCTTTGCGCCAGAGACTTGGGAGAAGTCCAATCCACTACTGGCTAATGCTGAAAGAGCGAAGACAATGCGGCCTAGCTTGCAAGCTGATGTTGATCTAGCAGCCAAGCAAGGAACCCTGCGGCCAATTCTCGTCAAGAACTTCAACATGTGGCAATCAGCCAGAGCAGACAGTTACATCAGTCTTGACGACTGGGAGAAAGCCACTATCGAGCCACCAGACACTAGAGACAAAGACGTGTATATCGGGCTGGATCTCTCTAAGTCTAGCGACCTGACCAGTATTTCGTGGTTGGTTCCAGAAGATGGCTACCTGTATGCTGACAGTCATTCATTCGTGGGAACGAAGTACGGACTGGAAGAGAAAATCAAACGTGACGGGTTCGATTACATCAGTGGTGCTAGTCGCGGTGAGTGCAGCATTACCAAACTCGACAGCGGCATGATCGACTATGACGAGGTGCTACGCTTCATTCTCGACCTGATCGAGCGGAACCAGTGGAACGTGCGTGCCATCTGTTACGATCCATGGTCGTTTGGTTACTTACTACCAGAGTTTGAAAAGCGTGACTTGCCAATGGTTGAAGTACGCCAAGGCCAGCGCACGTTGTCGATTCCAACAACTCGCTTTCGTGATGATCTCTTCAATGGCAAGTTAAAGCACCCTGATAATCAGTTACTGGCCTATGCCGTTAATAACGCCATTCTGAAATATGACGCTAATAACAATCCAATTATCGATAAGGCCCACAACGCTACGAAGATCGACCCCGTAGCCGCACTGATGAATGCCTACACAATTGCAATGGATCAAAACAAGGAAAGCGAGGTAGCAGACAATGACTTTTATTCGAGCGATGACTTTGGTTTTTAATGTGCAGACCGTGTTGTTACTACTGGGACTGATCTGTATGGTTGCCGGGATCTGGTGGCTGTTCGGATTCGGTGTCGGTATGTTAGCAGTCGGCACGGCCCTGATCTCCGTCGCAGTCATCATCAACTTTAACAAAGGGAGGTGAAACAATGAGCTTTTTCAAAAATGACACGACCCAGCCACGAGATGACAACAGCGAACCGTTCTTAGATGCGCTTGTCAGCATGACCAGCAATGACAGCGGCCTATATGTGGGGATTGGCGCTTTGCGTAATTCGGATGTGTTTACGGCGGTGCGCGTTATTGCCAGTGATCTTGCAACCAATCCGATTGAATACAGTGATAAGCGCATCAGCGTGCTCCTTAACAAAGCGCCCAATGACCATATGACCGCGTGGTCGTTCAAATTTGCTCTAGCAGCTAACATGCTGCTGAATGGTAACAGCTTTGCACGGGTTACTAAAAATCCTAGCGGACAAGTCACTGGCTTCGAGTTAGTCCTCAACAGTCAAATGGTGGTTAAACAAGATGATACGACCGGCATTATCAGTTACGAATACACGCCTGACAGCGGTCGTTCACAGCGTTTAAATGCCAGTGAGGTCTTACACTTCAAGTGCTTCACACAAGACGGTTACAAAGGACTATCACCACTGTATAGCCTCCGTGATGAGGTTGGGGTACAAAAGTCTGGGCATGCGTTGCTGAAAGGTTTCTTTAACACCGGTGTCCAAGGGACAGGCATTCTTAAAGTCAACAAGACCCAGCTAGACACCAAAGCTAAAGAGAATATCCGATCAAAGTTTGAAGCTGCCAACAGTGGTGATAATGCCCTCAAGACCATCATTTTAGATAATGATATGGATTACAAGCAACTCGAAGTTAATACTGACGTGCTGAATCTAGTCAATTCTAGCGATTGGACAACGAAACAGATTGCCAAAGCGTTCGGGTTACCACTGGATCGGCTGGGTATCGAAAGCGAGCACTCCAATGCCGTACAGTCGAATTTGATCTATCTGCAAAACACGTTGATTCAGTATTTTACCTGCTTCGCAAGTGAGATGGACGCTAAGCTTTCGACTGGCGATAATCGATTCGGTTTCAACACTGACAAGCTGTTCAGTGCAGACCCAGCCACGATGCAAGAACTAGCAGTTAAGGGGCTGCAAGGTGGTGTTCTGACCACTAATGAAGCACGAGCCAAGTTAAACCTGCCATCAATTCCCGGTGGAGATGAGATTATGGCCAGTCTGAACTACACGCCACTAAGCAACCTTGTCACTTATCAAGATAAACAGAAAGGAAGTGCGTCTAATGAATCAAGATGACGTAGAAAAACGCCTGAATCCTGATGCTGATCTAACTACCGCTGATCCTGCCACAGCAGACGACAGTCAAGACCAAGACGATCCAGACACACAGCAACAGAACGACACCACTAGCGGGTCAAAGAAACTAAGTGGTTATGCAGTAGTTTTCAATAGCCCAAGTAAGGATCTTGGTGGTTTTAAAGAAGTCGTTGATCCGCACGCATTCGACAATGTGGATCTATCAGACGTCTATATGGTTTCAAACCATGATTTTAGCCAAGTCTTAGCCAGTACTAAGGCTGGCACCTTGAGTCTAAATGTCGATGATAAAGGCTTGCAGTTTGAAGCAACCTTACCCGATACGACCACAGCCAATGATGCTTATAACAACGTCCAAGCTGGTAATCTATCAGCCATGAGTTTTACTTTCAATGCTGCGCCAGACGGTGACACGTTCACTAAGGACGACAGCGGGCAAGTGATTCGTACCATCAAGCAAGTAAAGAGTCTGTTTGACGTCTCACTGGTGGCTATTCCAGCGTATGACGATACCAACGTCCAAGTGGACAAACGCAGCTACACTGAGTGGCTAAAAACTAATACTGAACAACCAGAAAAGGGAGATAAAACCATGACCGAAAAAACTATTATTGATAAAGAAGAACATACCGAGTCCCGCGCGTATGAAGATTACATCCGTAGCATGGGCGAACAACGTGACGGCTTAACGACAACCACTGCTGGTACAGTCGTTCCTAAAGAAGTCATCGAAGACGTCTGGAATCTAAAGGAATCCGATTATGACCTGGCTAAATACGTCACTGTGAAGCAGGTTGGTACCCCAGTCGGCACCTACCCAATTGCCCTCACTAACAATGGTGTCTTAGCCACCAAGGAAGAACTCGCAGACGTGCCAGAGATCGATGCAACCCTATTCCGTGGTGTTGACTATAAGGTTGCTACCCGTGCTGGCAAGATTTATCTGTCTAATGAACTGGTAGAAGACAGTGAGGTTGATATTGTTGCCGAGGTTAAGAATCAACTCAAGAAGCTGGTACAAAACACGGACAATAGCAACATTATCAGTGTTCTCACGGGCAAGACCGGTAGCAATGATAACTTCAAGCACATCACGGGTACTGGCCTCGATGACATCAAGCAAACCTTCAATGTTGAGTTAGATCCAGCATTGTCCTTGTCTGTTATCGTCAATCAGGATGCTTTCAACTACCTTGATACCCTGAAAGACAGCGAGGGCCGATACTTGTTACAACCTTCAATCACTGCACCATCAGGCAAGCAACTGTTTGGAGCACCGGTGATTGTGATTGCTAACAAAGTATTGCCGACTGATAAGGCTGGCACCTATCGGATCATCATCGGAGACTTTTCCCAAGCGATTTTCTTAGCCCAAAAGAACGAAGTCAACACCCAGTGGGAACGGTTCGACAGTTATAGTCAAGGTTTGGCGGTTGTCATCCGCAACGACTATGAAGTGGTTGATCCAGACGCTGCTCGAATTGTTGACATCACACCGGTAAAGGCCTAAGCGCATAATTTAGTGGGGTGTGCCTCAGGGTACGCCCTATTTTTATATAGGAGATGAGCACATGACTGTCACTACTGATGACATTAAAAATAGCCTGCGTGTGCAGACTGATACTGACGATAGTTTGATCAGCAACTACCTGACAGCGGCGCAAGACTATGTTCACAATGCCGTTGACAGCACAGCGAAAATTGACGCGCTACAAGCATACTCACAATTTGATATTGCGGTGGCCATGTTGGCCGAATTCTGGTATCAGAATCGTGGGACAGTTACCACGGCAAGTCAAGAACCACCGTATTCAGTGGTTAGTATGATCCAGCAGCTAAGAGGGCAGTTCGAAGCAGACGTATAGTATCGATAACAAACGGATTATGATATAATTAGGATAGTCCTAGGCGATAAGCGGGTAGATCCGTTTTAACCGACGCACGGCGTAGCTAACCGGTGGCGCATTTTATAGACCGGGGGTTTTTAAAGCTCATAGTCGTAATACTGGCGGGCAGAGATGCCCGTTTTTTTGTGCTGACAGACGCATTCTGGTGCACGCTGAACAAGTGTACCTTGAGGTACGGTCGTTCTGGGCAATATAAATGGGAGTCGCAAAGCACGACCCCCTCTGGTATTCAATGACTGCTTGATAATATCGAAACAGCTAACAGACCCCGAATTTCGGGTCTTGTTGACTAGGTATCAAATTGAGACTTGCTTATCAGAACCAGGTTATAAATATTTACCCGGTTAGGCAATCCGGAATTTCGGGATTGGCTAAACAAAGTCCGAAATTCGGGCCTTGTTATCCAAGTCAAAAATATTGACCTGCTTATGAGAACCAAGTGACAAATATTCACCTAGTCAATAAAGTGATTAAAATGGTTGCAACTCCCAATAGTATGAATATTGATCCAGTCCACACTCCAGACTTATTAGTGATACCTCGCTGGTTTCCTGACGGTTTTTCCCAGCGTAAACTCAACAATAAGAACACAAAGCCCAAAACCAGAAATAAAATACCAACAATAAAGTTAAAGACAGCATAATGATTCATCTAAAGCACCTCTCAAATACGTAACGGGCGTCGCATTATTTTAACAAACGATTGGTGTTTTGAACACAAAAATAGCCACCTCATAGCGAAGTGGCTATTTTGTGTTAGTCATGTAGCTTTTCTTGTAGTTTATCTCCAGCATTATCAATGCCCTTAGCTGCGAAGACTGTACCTGCAACTAAAACACCGCCAACGATGAGAGTACTAGCAACCATAAACTTAAATGCAGCTTTTAAAGCGTCCATAAAGAAGTCCCCCTATCAGTCTTTCGATCTGCCAACAAAGAAGGAGACTACGGCAACAACAATAATTGCGCCGATAATTGAAGGAATCAAAGCCATTCCTGCCAGTTGTGGCCCCCAATGGCCTAAAAGTCCCTCACCAATTGCAGAACCCACTAATCCTGCAATGATGTTAGCAAACCAGCCCATCGATTTGCCCTTGCTAGTGATAGCACCAGCAATTGCACCAATAATAGCACCAACAATTAAAGCCCAAAGAAAATGCATAATAATTCCTCCTTCAATTAAATTGAATATCTCTTGCACGATTTAATTATAGACACACAACCATTAGAATGTAAAAAAATCAGCCTTAGCAGCTTAGAATTACGTATGCAATCATTTGCTGTTTTGAAGTAAGTCACGTATTTGTGTAAGCAGAAGCTCTTCTTTTGATACTGTGG